TTTTTTTTTTTTTTTTTTTTATCCCCCCTCAACGCCCGAAGGAGTCAAGAAGCGAGCACAAGACGTTTTGCTTAGAAAACATGGAGAAAAAGAAACCAGAAAATTCGGAATGGATGACGTATTTCAGTCAAACTCTCGATTAAAACAAACAAGAGAAAATGGAAAAAGAAAAGATAAAATTCGGAAGGAAAAGAAGAAACAGAAGAAAGAAAATGCAATCAGGCAATCAAACGACATGAAAGCGATGACGTTGAGTGGTGACGCAAATGATGGCACTGGAGAGGCAGAGACAACATAACCATCGTGGCATACTGTTCATGAAACACTGAACAGTTCTCACTTACCGGAAGCAGGCGCCCTATCTGATGACCGGGAAGAAATTTCCGACGCCAGTAGCTTCATAGTTGACGAAGACGGTGGCTTTGGCAACGGTCGCATGAGGCGCGGCTGTAGTGATACCGGCGTCGTGGCAAAAGAAGACAGTGACTGGGTGTTCGAGTCGACTGTAATCTTTGAGGTCCAACTGTTGTCCGCTGAGATCAAAGCTGAATCGCTTCTTCCGAGATTCTTCGGAAGTGCCTGAGGCCGTAATCGCGCGCGGGTCATTGAGCGCAGTGAGCCACGCATCACCGGCTCCAAAAGCGGCGGTGTTGAGAGCGAGGGCATGGGCCGAAACGACGTAATCGCTGTTTGGTTCAACGATGACGGAGACACTGATGTCTTTGACAACGACGTCTTGGAATTGCTCAAGTGCGGCTGAAATGCGTTGCATGCCCACGATGCTAATTTCGTGACGGAAACGGGCTGAGGAGATAGTAATTGATGATGCGTCAATAGGCATGATGAAAGATTGAATCCTTTAACCCGCTCCGGGTCTTTCAAGACAATGCAGCAATGTCTTGGCGACACGATGATGACATCGGGAAGCACAACATGCCCAAAGTCTTCCTCTTCAATCTGCACACGAAAGCCTCTACTAGAGAAAAACTCAGCAACGAATTGTTGGCTTTTGCCTCGTAAACGACCCGGAAAAGGGATAGACAATGCTCGCGCAACAGTAACCGCGCAATCAGTTGGCGTAGATATCACGCGAACAGAATTAGCTGGATGCGTGCAAGTAGCAAGGAAAAATTGATAATCACGCAACGAAGAAAGAGACCTGAAACAGATATCAAGGGACTCATCGTCCAGGTAATCGTACATGACGCGAGTAGCAGCATACAAAGCGCCATATTCCTCAGCACTAATCTCCGTTTGCCGGTCAATATATGAATCATATATTGCCTGCACGGGCACAGTGGGATCTTCCAAACGCGCAAAATGCCGAAATAACACGCGTACGGGGTCAGCAACAAAACGTCGTCCGACCCAAAAACGACCAGCATGATAAGGGTAAGCATTGAAGCTGGTCTTGAAAACAACGTCCGGCAATAACACCTCAGCTTCAGGTCTTGCGATGAGAACACTCGTAGTCAAGCAATCATCACCTTTCTGAATGAGCGAAGTGCGGACACAACTTTCAAAAGTGAAGCGATCAGCAATAGAAACTAACATCATGAAACAATTTGCTAGAAGCGTGAACGGGTCACCAGAGGGCAAAGCCCAAGATACTGCACCTGCGTGCTGATGCGGATCCAGACTCTTAATTGCATAATAGCTGCGGAATTGAAAGTACAAGTCTACATCAGCAGGGTCAATGCCAATCTGCTCAAGGAACCAACAAAAAGCGAGAACGATAGAAGCGTTATGGCAAGAATCCTGTCGACTGATGTCCAATTGCGTGTTTTCATTGAAGTCTAAACCAAGAGAACGCACTAACCTAGCCAATTCATCATCAGAGAAACCAATATCCAAAAGCACGCCTGAGCGGAAAAAACCAAAAGCACGTTCAAAAGCAAGGCCCTGAGCATTGGCTAATCTGCTGGCGATGGCGTTATGATGCGATATCACTTGTTGGC